TTTCTTTTCTGTATTCTTTTATCTGTTCCAAAGTCAACCATTCCGGTTTCTCTTCCAGTGAGTTCCAAATCCGTTCCATTTCGTCACAGATTGCTTCTACACTGCCACCCCACAGATGACCTTCATAACCGTTTCCATTTCCGAGGAAATAGTTACAATCACTTCTCATTCTGTCTAATAACATGTAATCCTTTTCTCTTGGATGCCGAATAAAAGGATCATCGCACTCAACTGGTTCTGTTACTCTATTACATTGCTCACCACAGATTTCATCCCATTCGGTTCTATAAGCACCTGTGTAGAGATTAAGTCCGTTTTCTCCATTGTTCTCGTCAAAATACAACTTCCCATTTTCATCTTCGTAGCATGGAACTTCCATGTATCCACCAAACCCAACATATTTTACTTTCATACTTTTCAACCTGCCTTTCTATCCGATCCACTGTTTTGTTACTGTGTCATAAATCGCCCCGTTTGCATCCTGATATTCTTTGTATCTGGAATATGTAAACCGTAAACATTTATGACCGTTCGCATAAACAATGGTCTTATTTCCATTATCAATGGCAAATCTTTCACGCCATCCGGCTGCTTCCCATGCTTTTTTCATTTCGCCTTTAAATTTTCTTTCCTTTTCCATTTTTATACCTCCTGTTTTCTCTTCATAATCCCATTTGCCGCCTGAACACATCCGTACAACCAACCATTCAAATAATCAATATTGTAACAACACTGTGTCCAATCTCCGTTTTTTGCTCTTTCTTCACTGGTAAAAACATAAAATCCACTACCATAATCAGCATCTTCAATTTTAATAAAGTCGAAGTTTGCCTTATAAGACCGCAAGTTATCTTTAATAATTTCTTCCTGACGTTTTGTCATCTTCTTTTCCTCCAATTAAATAAGGCAGATAGATTATTATTCTCTACCTGCCTTGCTGCGTTTAATTACTATGAATCGAATAGCGAGCATTCACTTCTTTCAAACATTCCATCATCAAACCGAAATCATTAAATCTGTCAATATCTTTAATAACAGCTGTACTACCACATACATTAATAAAAATGCATTTTGCGTTTTCACAATAATCTACCGTGACACGTCCTTCGTTTGTATATTTATTTGCTTCGAACATCTCATTCATTTTCTTGATCCAGTTTTCCATTATGTATTCCTCCTTACTTTACCTTCATCAGCAGCTTGCCAAGTTCATTTGCGTCTTTCACACTACAAATCGCAGTTGCCTTTGTGCTTTCAGTTCCATCTTTTCGTGAAAATTTTGTGACCATATATACCTTATCAGGCATTTCTTTGCCATCAACAGTGTAATGTCCGATTTCCACTGTGTTTTTACCAATAGTTCCAATTTCTCTTGTCCGTTTGTAAATAAATTCTTTTGCCATGATTTAGTCCTCCAATTCAATTTCATTCCCATCATCATCTTCCAGCCAATATTTCAGACCGAGATAATCTGTATCCTGTAAATTTTTCACTAACATTTTCGCTTTCGGTAAGGAAACAGTTGGCTTTAATTTTCTGGCTTGTGTTTCTACACCATTACTTGCTACAATGTACACATTCCCTTGCCTCCTTCTCTTACAGATTTTCTTGTTGCAAATAATCGACCGTCAAGACTCATATATACATCAACCATTGTATTTTTTGTTCTTACATACAAGACGGTCATATGCCGCAAAGCGTCTTTCTGTACATATAGTACGGGTTCGTACCGATCAAAGATTTTTATCCAAATCACCATAAAATCGCTTTCCTTTCTGTGAATACTAACATCCCAAATAAAATGAACGTTACCCCTAACGGCCAGGTATCGCTTGCATATCTAACAAGTAGATACCCAACGCCCATAAGCATCACGCAAAAGATTCTTTGTGCTATAAGTTTTTTACGCTGCCGTTCTCTTTTGCGTTTAGCTTTCGCTTTCTGGATTTCCATTTCGCGCTGTTGCTCGATGTGTTGACGGTATTTTTCATAATTGGTTATGTCAATTATGTTGTAATGATCTGGATCAAATACAGCACATTGTTGCGTTCTCAATTCTTTTCGCTCCTTTCACTTTTTTATTTGACACAAGATTATTCTCTTTTATCAATCTTGCTTTTACTTCTCTATTCAGCCGTGTATTTACTTCAATTCTCTTGTGAGTTACACGGTTTAAATAATGTAAGTGTGATCCAGTACCATCTCTTCCGTTTACTCTTGTTTCTCTGAATCCATTAGGAAATAAATATTCCCTTTCAAAATCCAGAACTTCCTTTGGCTTTCGTCGTCTCGACATTATTCATCATCTCCTTTTAATAATCCGAAAAATTCTAATTCTGCATCATCCATATCTTGCTCACCGATGAAGTATTCGTTCTGTTCTTCCTCTGTCATCCAGCAATCCTGAATGATTTTGTCTTTCCATTGGGTTGCTAATTCTTCCAGCCGTGACCGTGGGATGTAATCACTTTCCGTTTTATACCGAAATGAATCAATAGCATCCTGCATAACCAGATATTCTTCTCTACCATATTTTCCATACATCCATGAGCAGACAGTGTAAGCCCAACTTCCATCAGCACAGATGTCGGATACGATCTTGTACTCTTCTGTGCTTTCCATTTTGATGAGTGCGTACTCTTTCTTTTGGGCAATGATTTCATAATCAAAGCCAGCTGGATTATGTCGTTTTTCCATTTTATTTTCCTCTCTTTCTTGTGATTTAAGTAATCACATTGGAACGGACAAGTTTCCTTATCCGCTCTGTCTAACTACTTAATTTTCACTTTCGCTTTCGGACAGATATTCTTCTAATCCTGCATATTCGTCATCCGAAAGCAGATTCCGTAAATCATCCATTGACATAATCATTATTCTCCTTTCTCTTTTGCGTTTTTGAGTGAAAGAAAACACCATCAGTTAGCTAGGCTGACGGTGTTTCTTCCTATATATATGTGGAGGGATAAGGTGGTGCTTTCTTATTCCGAACTCCCTATGTAAAATATGTATATGTATTGCTTGATATGTATTATGTAAGATGTGTATTATTTGCTGATTTCGCTTTCCAGAACATCGAACAACTGCGCCTGACTCTTAATCGGAAATACTTTGCTTTCATAATAAGCAGCTCCGTTACAATGTCTCTTAAGCAGATCCATTGTTGCATCTCCATGAATACCTTCCATTCTTAACAGAACTTTAATATTCCTTGTATTGAATGCGTTCTTTTCTGTAGATCCACACCAATTCAGTTCTATAATCATGCTGATTGCTCTTCTAAGGGCTGCCTGTTTTGACTTTGACATTCTAAGAAGTTCTCTGGATGGTCTGATTCTACCAATCGGGTTTTCTTTTCGTTCTGTTTCTGCTGTAATCTGAATGTTATTTTCATCGAAGATTTCTTTGAAATTCAGATACTCTTCCACATTTGCCTCAACCCCAGCTCTATACATATCATTTGTAGACATGCCTTTCCGTCCAGACTGCTGTCCTAAGAAAGTCATAATTGCTTCGTGCATTGTACAATCAATGATCTCCACAAGGATTTCCCTTTGATCCTCTTCTCCAGATTCCGAGTTCAGAAGTGCAATTGCCGCATCTCGATGCGCTCCATCGGCTACCCACAACTTATCTTCATACACAAATCCTTTAATCGGATCAAATTTAGATTCTGTGAAATTAGTTTTAATTTCCATTACCTTTGTCATATCTGTATCACGCTGCCATACTGGAATATGGATACAAGTAGGATCAATTGTGATAAATTTCTTATAACCAAGAGTTACTGCGCTCCGTAACTTGTTCTTTAAAGTTGCCTTTTCTTTTTCATCACTGATTGTTTTCTTTTCCTGAATCCATGCTTCTAATTCCCCAGGAACCATAAGACGCTGGAAATCTTTTTTTCGTCTATAATGCTGTACTGTTTTACTTACTGATTCTGAAAAGCTATATCCGACATCATGAATCTCGATGTCATCTTTATTAATTTTCAGGATAAAGCACAGCTTTTTCACTTTTCCTTCCGATGGGTTGCTTTTGCCTGTTTCATAATTGGAAATTGTGTTTTCAGTCACACCGAGTTCTTTTGCAAGTGCTTTCTGTGACATACCGGCTTTCTCTCTCATCTCTGTTAATTTTACTCCATTGATTTTACACATAATTTTAATCTCCTTTTTCTATGTTTTATTATTTTGAATTTCCCTTTTGATTTTGAGCATAAAAATAACAGGTATATTTCAACCTGCTTTTTTATGCTCTGCGTTCAGTTTTCGAAACCACATAATGTATATGGTTCTAGCGTACATACCATATAACAATATATAGCATTATCATACAGTATATCATTTTCGGCAATTCGCTTCCAATTTTCAAGCGTTGCCTTTTCTGTTTCTCTTAGTCCTCCACCGTATTCTTTCCAGATCGTATCACGGCTTGCAATGTTTAGCTCTGCAAGTCTACGATCCATTTGCCGTAAAGATTCTATACGGCGGTTTAGTGACCAGCTTTCTATTTTGCGTTCTGCGATTGTGCATCATCTCCTTTCTGTAATTTTGCCTTACTGGATTTTGTAA